GCTGCATGTAGACGGCATCGCCGCCGGCGACCGCGCCCAGGCCGAAAAAGTTCTTGCGCGCCTCGTTCGGCTTCATGACGCCGCCGGTGACCAGGCGCGTCGCCGTGTCGGTGCGCGTCTTGGCGTCCATCCAAATTAAATCGTCGACATCAAACTCGGTGCCATAGGTCGACGGCAGCGCGAGCCCTTCATCGAGGCTGTTCTCGAGCGACACGATCAGGGTCTGCAAGCACTGGCTGTAGTACTGCTGCACCAGCGGTTCGCTGTTGGCGTAGGGCGGCGCGTGCGAACTGTCGACGAGCGCGGCTGGGACGTGATAGCACGCGCAGATCGTTTCCGTCGTCCATTTGAGCTGTTCAATCAGCTGCGCATCGGCGGCGTTCACGGACAGCGGGTTGTACTTCATGCCGCCCGAGAGGATCGCGACCTTGCCGACGTTCTCGCCGGTGTAGTTCCGCTCCCAGTGTTCTTTGATTTTGTCGGCCGCCGTCTGGTCGATATCCCCGGGCGCCTCGAGCGTGCCGCCGGGCGACGACCCGTTCGCGAAAAACGACGTCGAGTTGGCTTGAATCTTCAGGCCTTGCAGTGCGACGAGGCCGCACGCATAGATCGGCGTGACGCCGATCAGCGGATGGAACAGCGGCACCATCGGGTCGTGAATGATTTCGGACGCCGGCACCACGACGCCGCGGTCGGTGTCGGGGTTCTTCGGCACGCCGACCAGGTCGTCGGCCTTGAGCTCGTAGTAGACGGCGCCGTCGGGCGCAATCAACACCGCGACCTTCTGCGCGTCGAGCACGTAGAGCGCGACAACCACGTTGCGCTCGTCGCGCTGCTTCAGCACATAGGCGTTGCCGTGCATCAGCTTCGAGACGATCCACTGCTCGAGGAACTTGTTAATCAGCTGATAGCGGTTCGGCTTGCGCAGGACCGGCGAGAAGGCCGGCGACGTCAGCTCGTTCCAGATGCCTTCGTCATCGCGCTCGACCAGGCGCAGCCGCAGCTTGCCGATGTCGGAGGCGATGAGCGTGGTACACGCGAACACCGCCGCATAGCTCAGGGTCGACGGCAACGCGATTTCATCATTGCGCTGCCACGCCCCGGTATACGGCTCGCGGACGACGGGATACCAGCCGCCGGTCCCCTTGGCAGGGACCGGCGACCCGGTAACGGCGCGCCCCGCGCGCGTGATGTCCAGCCCAAACAGCCGCATGGGCCTCAGGCGGATTTGCTGCGGCCGCTCGTCGGCGGCGCCGCGAACGTGCCGGCCGGCGGCGGGACCGCCGGATAGACGGCATCGGTCAGGTAGTAGACGGCCTGCGGGCGCGCCCGCTTCCAGTTGATCATGCGCTCGGCGCGCAGCCCGACCAGGTTGTTCTGCCACAGCGAGGTATAGACCGCCGTCGCATCCGACACCGGCGCCGAATCCATCAGCACCGAGGCTTCGCGCGAGACGTCGATCGCAATCCCGCCATCGTCGGCGTACAGGATCTGATCCGCCTTGAGCCCGATGACGTTCGTGCCCGCGGCATTCGAGGCGATGACGGTAAAGCCTTCCGCCGAGCCGCCGGTCGACGACATCCCCGGGAACACCTTCCCGCCGCCGGCGTTCTGGAGCATGCCCATCGCGAGCGCGTTGGTCTCGCTCATGATCAGGTTTACGCCCGCGAGGCCCATGTTCGCCGTCGAGAAATGCGCCAGGATGAGCGCTAGGTCCGACATCGCCGAATCGGTCGAGGCCGCCGTCGTCGCGCCGTTCGTGATCGACCCTGGGCTGACGTTCGCGACTTCGGCGACCAGCGGATCGATAAACTGCTGATCGAGGAATTGCGTCATCCCCGCGATCATGTCGTTCCGCACAATCAGTTCGGCCGACGGGCTCGACAGCTTCGCCAGTTCCTCCGTGATGACGATAATGCCCGCGGCTTTCGAGAATTGCAGGGCCACGGTGGTCAGCGCCAGCTTCCCGACCGGCTTCGGGGCGCCTTGGCCGACCCACCCGTAGGTCCCGCCGCCCGTCTGCGCCGGGACTTGTGTATTGAACGGCACCTTCCGCAGGCCGTTGACCTTGCCGAGGATCGTCGCCGGCCGTAGCAGCTCGAGAAACTCGTTCTCGGCGTTGCGGATTTGCACCAGGACGCCGGCCCAGGACGGGTTGGTGGTGTTGCCGGGCTCGACCGCGGCCTTGACCATCAGCTCGACTTCCGGCGTACTGTCCCGCCACTGCGACGCGAAGTGCACCGCGCGCGAGCTATCGCCCTTGGCGCGTAGCAAACACATGGCGTAGCGCGTAAACGCCGTGCCCGGCGCCACGCGCGACCGCACCTGGACCACGGGGGTCGTCTGGAACGGGGACGCCGGCGTGGTCACGACGGCCGTCGCTTGCGCGACGTTCAGCGCCTCGCATTCCTTGAGCCGGGTAATGTGGCTGTCGAGCGACTTGATCTCGAGCGCCGTGGTGTCGTACGCCTCCTGGGCTTTCGCGTCCAGGGTGGCGCCGTCGTCGACGCCGTTCATGAGGTCGACCAGATGCTGCGCCTTCTGGGCGCGGGCGCCCTCGTACTCGGCCCGCTGTTCGGTAAATGTCTTTTTCATGGCTCGCGCCCCCTTGAGGCGCACGACGGGGAACGGGTCCAGAGCGCTGGACGGGTGCGGGCCAAACGCGGCCGATTTAATCGAGAGGATGGTCGCGGTCTGATTGAGCGGAATCGTGACCAGCGAGAGCTCGGCCCAGTGCCAGCTCGAGACGTGATGGCCGCCGCCCTTGCGCGCGACCGCCTTGATGGGTTTCCAGCCGATCGACAACCCGCGCACGAGCCGGGCCTTCAGATGTTGCCAGGCCGCCTCGAGCCGGTCGCGCAGCGGCCCAACGTCGAGCACGGTCGCGACCCGCCCCTTGACCCAGATGCCGTCGGGCGTGACGCGCGCCTCGGTCACCTCGCCGACCGGCTGCCCCTGGTCATGCTGCCAGAGCAGCGGCATCGGCAGGGTAAACACGGCGCCGGCCGGGTCCATGACGTCGCCGCTGCGGTCGGGCGTCGGCGTCGTCGCAATGCCTTCAAACGTGCGCGCCTCGGCGTCGAACGATTTGATCTCGAGGTACGCGTAGGCGCGGTCGTGCATCGGTGCGCACGACTGTGCGGCAGCCTCAGGCGTCCCGTCTATTTTTGGCGACTAAATCCTGCACGGCCCGGCGAATCATCTCGGGCAGCGTGCGCCGATCCTGTCCGGCCCGGGCGCAGAGCGCGTCGTACTGTTTCGACACGAGCCGGATGTGCAGGTTGACGCTCGGATCGTCGGGGTCGAGCGGCGGCCGGCCGCGGCGTTTCGTCGGTGTCATGCAGTCCCCCCAAAGACATAGACGTGGTAGGTCGGCGTCGGCGCCGGGACGCAGTTGCGCTGCAGTCGGTCGAGCGCCATCACCAGCGCGACGACGCTGTCGATGCGCTCCGTCGACACGCGCTTGCTCGGCTTGATGTTGCCGGCCGGGTCCTGCTCGACCGAGACGTTGCTGATACACCAGCGCAGCACGGGGTCGCCGTCATGGCGCAGCGTCTTGCCGAGAATCGCCTGCTCGAGCGCCTTGCTCGGCGCGCTCAGCGACGCGAACCCCTGCCGAATCGGAATGCAGGTGAACCCGTCGACGTCCTTCAGCCGCTGCAGCAGGTCGGTCGCATTCCACGGGTCGAAGGCGACCTCGCGCACGCCGGCGCTTTCGGCGTCCCACTGCTGGAGCTCGGCGCGCACGCGCTCATGGTCGACGACGTTGCCGGGCGTGAGAATCAGCTGCCCGCGGCGGCCCCATTCGTCGTAGGGTGCGCGGTCGCGCGTGACCCGGTCGCGAATGCGGGCCTGCGGCAGAAACGCCATCGCGCGCACCGCGAAGTGCACGCCGTCGGGGTCCGGCGACACGCCGACCAGGGCGGTGAGGTCGGTCGTCGACGAGAGGTCGAGGCCGACATACCAGACGCGCCCCGTGCGCGGCACCGCCTCGGCGCGGCAGGCGTCCCAGCTCTCGAGCGACAGCCACCGCGACGCCTGCTCGGTCCACTGGTTGAGGTACAGCCGGCGAAACGAGTTTTCCTGCGCCGGGATTTCCGCGGCCCGCGCCGCCATGATGCGCATGTCCTGCAGCGACCGGAAATCGCCGAGCGCGGGATTGGCTTTTTTCCAGACGCGCTCGTCGCGCCAGTCGGCGTCTTTCGGCGCCTCGAACACAATCGGCAGGAACGTCGGGTCGAGCTTGGGGTCCTCGGCGACCCGCTGCGCGTGCGCGTAGAGCTCGTAGAGAATCGAGTTGCGGTCGTAGCCCGCGGTCGAAATCGCAATCAGCAGCGGTTCGACGCGGGCGCCCTGCGACGTCGCCAGCACGTCCCACAGCTCGCGGGTCTGCGCCGCATGCAGCTCGTCGTAGATGACGACCGACGCATTAAACCCGTGCTTGCTGTAGGCCTCGGCGCTGATGGCCTTGAGCAGCGACCCCGAGCCCGGGTGCTGGATGCGCTTCTGCGACTCGACGATGAGCACCTGCCGCTCGAGCTCCGGGTCGGCGCGCAGCATCGTGACGATGGCGCCGTAGACTTTGCCGGCCTGTTCGCGGTCAGCGGCGGCGAGGTAAATCTCGCCGCCGGTCGTCCCGTCAAACAGCAGGCAGTAGACCGCAATCGCCGCCGCGAGCTCGGTCTTGCCGTTCTTCCGCGGCAGCATCAGGAGCGCCGTGCGGACCAGGCGCCGCCGGTCGCGCCCG